GGTCGCATGGCCCACGCCAATCCTCAGAAGTCAGATCGCGCCATCGCGGAGGAGCTTGGCGTGGGCCATGCGACCGTGAGTCGCGCGCGAGCAACTGTCTCATCTGAGACAGTCGAAAAGCGCGTCGGCAAAGACGGCAAGGCGCGGGCCATGCCCGAGCGCAAGCGCGGCCATAGACCAACCGAGGAGAGGGCCAGAGAGATCGTCCGACCCTTGGTTGAGGCTGGCAAGGCGCCGACCTCCAAAGACGCAAGAACCTTAGAGAAAGACCACGGCATCAGCCATGTGATGTTCGAACAGGCGACGGCGGCCGAGCGAGCGCGGGTGCAAGCGTTTGATGAGATCGAGGTCGACCCAGAGACGCTGAAGCCGTCCGCCAAGGCCAAGCTGGAAGCCGCCAAACGAATGATGGAGCGCAAGCTCAAGGTCGAACACGCGCTGCGGATGAAGCAGATCGATGACGAAGTCGGCCGACGCGTCGCTAAGGAAGGCAAGGCGTACCATGACCGCCTCATGGCCTCGATGGCGAAACACTTCGAACTCGAAGACCGCTACCGCGCGTTGATCAACGACCACAAGGCGATCTTCACCCTGGGCGAGTTCATGGCCATCCTGAAGTGCCTGCACCCGGACAATTCGGCGAGCCCCGAGACGCGCGCCGAGGGCTTCCGGCTGTTCAACTCAAAGAAGCTGCAACTGACCAAAGAGACATGAGGGGGATGTTCAACGACCCGTGGGCCCTGGACCTCATGATCCCCTTGGTTCTTCTCGATCGCCTAGGGGTGCCGTTGTCGATCATCGCCGAAGTGTCCGGCCTGTCGAAATGTCAAGTCGAGTACAGGTTGCGCCTTCAAACGGAGCAGATTGTCGATGAGCTGATCGCTGAATTTGGCGTGGAAGCGATTGAGCGCCGATTTTTGACCGAGGAACTTATGGCGGCCGTCGCGTGTGCCAGAGAAGGGAAGCTCGAGCCGCGCCAGATAGGAATCGCGCCCACGTTCCACTTGCCAGCGAGGCTGACTGAACAGCAAGTCGCGCCGATCGTGAGGGACGTCAGGCCTACCAAGCGCGAGATGGAACGGGCGGCGCTGATCGCCCTTAGAGAGTTGGGTATCTGCTGATGGAAAGGGAAAGCTGAATATGTCCGACACAACGTTCACTGAACATGCGCCTCGCGGCGCATCGCCAAGCGCTCGCACTCTGGCGATTGAAGCGCTCAAGGAACCGAGCCGCGCCTTGCAGATGGAACGCTTCGAAGAGCTTCTGGAAGAGAACCCGCGCTGTCAGGCGGAAGTAAACGAGCACTATTTGCGCAACATCGGTCTCGATCTTGAGCGAACGCGGACCAAGGTCGAACATGACTCCGGCCACCGCGCCGCCACGCGGTTGAAACGCGACGCCGTCGTGCGGCGGGAAGCCGACAAATTGAAGCGCCAGATCGTCCTGCTTTCGCTGATGATGCCGAACGGCAAGCCAATGCGCGATTGCCTTGGCGAGGAAATGCAGACGTTCGGCGGGGGCTATTGGCGCATCGGCATGGCCGTCGGATCTAAGCAGAAAGTCGGCGACGTGCTGGACGAAAACGGCGTTCGCCGCCTCATGGCCGAATGAATACGAACCAGCTGATCAACCGGACCGTCAATGCGGCGATCTGGCAGCTCATGCGCCGCGCGCCACCGGTTTGCCCGGGTGGGCGACTTGACGTCCGCCCCCTTCAATGCGCGAAATCCGCCCGCACCCGGAGGGCGGAAGCCTTCGCCCTCGACCAAAGAGGGATGAATCATGGCCACTCAACCGCAGCATCCAGCTACGCCGCCGCCGCAACAAACGCCTCTTGCTCACGATCAGGCCCCCAAAGAGCCCGAAGAGAAGGTGCTGAGCAAGGAGGAGGCCAAGCAACTCTTCCTCGCGGGACATCGTCTCCGTAAGAAGGGCGACCCGCCCGAGAAGTGGATCGCGGCGGCGCGAGTCCACAACATCATGTGCCTTTGCAGGCCGCTTGACCCAGACCTCGAAAAGGCTGAGCTGGAGTCGGAAGTCGTCCTCGTCGCTGACTGAGGTCTGCCATGGCTGCTGGGTTAGGCGGGCTCGGCGCAATCAGGCTCCCGTCGTCGCCGATCGACGGCGAGATGGACCTCGATGACTTGGCGAGCCGCTACGCGCCGCGCGACGTCGATTTGGACAGCGACGATGGCGACATCGACTACGATCGCGCCACCAAAATCGAGACCGACGATGGCGGCGTCATCGTCTACGTCGGTCCTCGCCGCATCCCGAAAGAGGACGTCGAGTTCGGCGACAATCTGGCCGAGGTGCTCCCCGACACTCAGCTCAACGGGATCGCCGACGAGCTGCTGCGCCTGATCGAGCAGGACAACGAATCGCGCCGCGAATGGCTCGACACGCGGGCCCGCGGCATGGAGCTGATGGGGCTGCGCATCGAGGCGATGCGATCGAACGGCTCGGACGGCTCAGCGCCGCTCGAAGGCCAATCGCAGCTCCGGGCGACCCTACTGGCGGAAGCGGTGATCCGTTTTGGCGCCAACGCTTTCTCCGAACTCTGCCCCACCGACGGGCCAGCCAAGGTCACCGAAGACACATCGGGTGCGACTCCAGCACTCGACGACCTTGCCGACGCGTTGGAGCACGATCTCAATCACTATTTGACCGTCACCGACAAACCGTGGGTTCCCGACACGGATCAGATGCTCCTCCGCGTAGGTTTGGACGGATGCGTCTTCCGGAAAGTTTACCACGACCCCATCCTCCGCCGTCCGATTAGCCGCGCCGTCTACGGCGATGACCTCATCGTCAACAATTCGGCGACCTCGATCTATGACGCGGGCCGTATCACGCACCGCGTCTTCATGCGTCCGTCGATGGTTCGCCGCATGCAGCTCTGCGGCGCGTGGCGCGACGTCGACCTGTCAGAGCCCGGGTACATCGAGAAGTCGCCGACCGAGCTTCAGAGCGAGCAAATCTCAGGCGTGCGCCGCTTCGACAGCTGGGAGCAGGACGATCGCGACCACGAATTTCTCGAAACCTACTGCGAGCTGGACGTCGAGGGCTTCGAGCATGAGACCGATGGCGAGCCGGACGGCTTGGCGGTCCCTTACAAGGCCGTTATCCACAAAGAAAGCAGAACAATCGTCGAGCTGCGAAGGAATTGGGACAAAGAGGACGAGATGTGTCTGCCAAAGACGTATTTCGTCCAGTTTCCGTTCATCAGGGGCTTCGGGTTTTATGCTATTGGCCTGAGCCATCTACTTGGCAATATTACGAATGGCATAACGGCTGCTTGGCGAGAGATCGTCGATGCTGGGATGTTCGCCAATTTTCCTGGCCTTTTAGTTGCCAAGGGCGCGGCTAGACAGAATAACAACATATTCCGCATTCCGCCAGGGGGCTCGGCCGAAGTCGAAACCGGCGGGCTCCCGATTCAGCAAGTCGCGATGGGAATGCCGTACAAGAGCCCCGACGCGGTCTGGGTGGGCTTCGTTCAGCAGCTCAATCAAGAGGGCAAGAGCCTCGGCGGCACCGCCGAGATCATGGTTGGCGAGGGCCGTCAAGACGCGCCGGTCGGGACGACCCTTGCCCTCATCGAGCAAGCCATCAAACCCTTGCTCGCCACCCACAAGCGCCTGTGCGCGGCGCAGAGCGACGAGCTTCAGCTCCTGTGCGAGCGCTTCCGCGAGGACCCCGAGGCCTTTTACCGCTCGCTCAAGCGCGGCGCCTGGAATTGGGACGCCGAGGCCTTGCAGCAGGCGCTGAACGAGAACGAGATTGTCGCCAAGGCGGACCCGAATACGGCCTCGCATTTGCAGCGCATGCTCCGCAACGCGGCGCTGTATCAAATGGCCAAAGACGAACCGGGCGCTTTCAACGTGTTGACGATCCGGCGCATCTGCATTCGCGGCATCGGCTTCTCGAATCCGGATCAGTATCTGAATCCGGCGCCTCAAGGCCCGCCGCCGGACCCGAAAGCACAGGCGGCGATGATCGGCGCCCAGGCGGATATGCTCGACGCGCAGACAAAGTCCGGTCAGCTCCAGCTCGACGCGCGGAACGCGCCCATGGAGGCGCAGGCGAAACAGGTCGAGGCCCAGACGAAGATCAAGACCTCACACATGGCGCTGCAAAAGCAGCAGCTCGCCACCAAGACAGCGAGCTTCCAGGCTTCGAACGAGGCGCGTAAGCCGCAGATGGAGCAAGCGGAGCAAGCGCACGAAGCGACGCAGAAACAGCTCGACCGTCAGCACGACACGGTCACTCAGATGCGCCAGCAGGCGCACGAAATGAACCTCGAAAGGGGCGGCTGGGCGCACGAAGACATGCAGCACATGGCCGATCGGCAGCACGAGGCCCAGATGGGCCAGCAAGACCAGATGCACGAGCGCGTGATGGGTGCCCAGAAGGCTCAAACCGACATGGTCATGGGCGCGCAGGACCATCAGCACGAGGCGGCGATGGGCATGCGCGACCAACAGATGGAATCGCAGCGCGAAGAGCGCGGCCGACAGCACGAATCGATGATGACGGACCGCTCGCAAGCGCACGAAGCCCAGATGGGCCAGCAAGAGAGCCGCGCGCGCCTTCAGCAAGTGAAGGCGAGGCCGCAGCCGCGCAGTTCGGGCTCAAGACAGCAGCGGGCGAGGGGCGGCTCGGTTCAAGACCACGTTGATACGCCTTACGGGCGTGCGCGGCGCGCGCCGGACGGCGAATTTTATGTCCAACATCCACGAACGGGGCAGTATTTCCGCATTCGGCGGCGCTGATGCCAGTTGAAGACCTCGGCGATTACGACGTCCAGCCGGTTGAGGGGAATCCATTCGGCGCGATGGCGGATTCGCCGAACAATTATGATGTCGCCCCGGTCGACCACGACCCCTTCGCAGGGGTAAACGCTGGAGAACCGGATCAGTTGCAGCTCGCGGCGCGGCAACCGTCGCTCTATGCGGGCTCAGATCGATCCGTGCCGTCGTCGGTCCGCGTCGGCTCTCAGCTCGCCGGCCAGGGCGTCGACACGCGGCCATTCGACAGCAACCCGCTCGCTGCCATAACCGCGCAGGCTCGCGCGGCCAGCGCCACGCCGCCGCCGCAGCCCGAGTCGCCAGCGCCCGAGAAGCAATACTATGGCGGCGCTTGGGGCCAAGCTGCGGAGGGCGCCTACCAGAGCGCCATGGGCAAGCTCGGCGAGGTGCAGAACTGGCTGGGCGACAAGTTTGAGAGCGGGGTCGGCAAGACGGCGGCTGCGGTCGGCATTCCCGCGTCCGCTGGATTCGCCCGCGACATCCGCGCGATCGTGGAATCCGGCGAGGGCGGCCTTCCTCCAGCCGCGCGCGCCGAACAGTCGGTCGGCGCCAATGTTCTGCGTCACGCCGACGAGGCGTTTCCGGAAGGGCGCATCGCGACGGCGGTCCCGTCGAACAAAGCGCTTCTCGATTCGGCGCACGCCTCGAATGAGCGAACGATCGGCCACGACACCATGCAGGCCGATCCGGCCATGTACGGCAAGACGGCCGATCTGATCCGGAGCGAGTACCCGGATCTCAAGCTGAATCCCAACGCCACGGACGAAGAGGTGCATCAGGCTTTCATCGCGCACTCCAAGAGCAACATCTTGGCGCTGCACGACGCCGTCCCAGACGACATCCGAGGGGGCTCGCAGCAATGGTACGACGGAGCCAACTCAATCGCGAGCGACCGGGCGCAGCGCTACAGTCGCCCGCTCGAAAACGTCGCAGGCGTCTACGCCGCGCTCTCCCCGAAGATGGACTGGTTCAAGAACGTCAGCCTCGGCGATCGGCTGATGGACGTCATGCACAACCAGAAATGGACCGGATTCACGCCCGAG